GGAAGGAAATATTAAAGAAGTAATTTCCAAAACTCCAAGGATGGGAAGTAACCTCTTTGTTTCTTATGGGGAACCCACTACAGCGGAACAAGGAGACTTGTGGTGGTCCATCAATAATGGAAGGTTATATGTATACTACATCAATGTTTATATTGATGGTGAACAAATTACTAATAAACCCACTTGGGTTTGTGCGCAACCACTTGGTACTAGACCATTGACTGGATCTAGTGATGTTGGTATTGGTTTCGATCCAGGGGAAGGTGAAGTTCCGTTGGAAGTTATTCAGCAGATGGTTAATGGAAGAAGTGTTACGATTGCTAATACTGCACCTTCGACCAGACCCCTTGGTAAACTTAATCAACTTGGAGACCTTTGGTGGTCTCCAGCTACTGGCCTGTTGTATATTTGGAATACTAACTCAGTGTTTACTCTTGGTCGTGCAGGTGAACTAATTGAGTCTGAATGGGTATGTACCGATCCTTCTGGTATAGTTCCTATGGATGGCGCTTCTGACACTTCATCAATCGTCCCTAGCGCTTCACAACTAAGTGCAGCGGAAGCGGATGACCTTAATAATGTCACTAGCGACTCAATCTACTCACCTTCCATTACTACTATCCTTAGTGCAGATGCCCCTACAATGACTCCTGACGGGGACCCACTAACACAAGGTATGTTATGGTGGTCACCAATTACTGGTAGGATGTACATTTATTATGCATCTACTGGAGTTACCACTGATGCTCAATGGGTTGTTACTAATCCGATTGGTATGACAAGTAGTGAGTATTCTGAGGACAGGTTGATAGCGGGTGATGGTGGATTATCTGATGCTTCTGTCTTTGTTATTCCTGAACTCCCAACAACCACTAGGCTTTGGTTTAAGGACCTAAGGGGATTTAAAGAAGGGGAAGAGATTCTGTTTGAAGTAGCAGCACCTGGGCTTGACGGTTCTATTGATACCGCTGTTATTAAGAGAAAGAGTGCTAGAGGTATGGCGAAAGTCATAAGAAGAGAGGGATCTAGTTATATCCCTGATGGGGCACCTTCTATTAATAACACTAGGGCATCTTATACTATTACTTGTGCACAACCTGTTAAGTTAGTTAAAGGGGATACAATTAAGATTCATGGTTCCGATTATGACGGACTCAACACCAAGTGGGAACTTAACAAAGTAGGACAAGTAATAACACCAGATGCCATGGCAGTTGTAGGCACAGGAGCAACCGAGGGGCAGATTATTGGTGTTACTTTCTACGAAGATCAGCCAGGAAAACCAGAGACTAGAAGATTAGGTTCTGGATTCAAGCAAAACTTCTATTGCTACTTTATTGGTGGTAGTGGACAGGGAGGAGTTGGATTCTGTAAAGTTAGTCCTATTCTTAAGGATGGTACCGGAGGTAATGTTATTGAACCAGTTCAGATTATCAATCCAGGTAGAGGTTACATTGCAAATGATGTAGATGAAACAATTGCGGGGATATATCATCTTCGTATTGTGTGGGGAACTGCGCTAACCGAGAATATGATGCAGTTCTGGACAAGTACTCTTTATGAGGAAGAGATTGGTATTAGCTATTGCTTGAATAAGAGGTCAGTGATGGGATATGCTTGCGAGTGTAGAGTATCTTCTGGTGGAATGGCATATGAGTCAATGCCAACTATTATGGGTCTTGAAAAGAGGGCAGGAGACGCAGCTGAGTTTGAAATTGAGATGTCAGGCACTCAGATTGAAAGCGTAAGAATTACTTACGCCGGAAGAAGATATCAGAATCCGCATGCAAGGTTTATAGATCAAGGTGGTAATGGTTATGGCGCAACTGCAGCAGTGACAACTAATCCGAATACTGGTTGTATCACAGAAGTAACTATGCTTACACCAGGAACTGGTTATACACTTCCTACGATGGAAGTTATAGATATTGGTGGAAAGTATATTGCAACTACAAAGAACATCGGTAAGATTGATTCTGTATCAGTGCTCGATCCAGGTAGAAACATTTCTGCAGATTTAACACTCAAACCAGAGTTGTTAGTAGAGTGCAAAGCCATTGTTCAGATGAAGCAAGGTAGTAGGTTTGTTAGAGGAGAAGAGGTTTATCAGGGAGTTGCCACTCGAAAGTATTTCACTGCAAGAGTTCTTTGGTATGATGAAATAAGAGATATTGTTACTCTTTCCTTTGATAATGGTGAAATTTTAGAATTACCGGCAAAACCAGGAACAGAGTATGGTGGTGATTTATTACCAGGCGAAGATCTCATTGGTGTATCTAGTGAAAGCGTTGCTGAGGTATTAGTAAGTGGACAAGCAGACATACTTCCTAGAGTAAGGGGTGTTTCTGGCACTACGGGAATCTTTGTGACAGAAGAGTCTATGCTCAACAGAGCTTACGCTGTTATACAAGACTCACGGTATTATCAGTGGTTCTCTTATGTTATATCCTCACCAATGCAGAAGAGTGATTATGAGACTTATGTAAAGGATATGATTCATCCAGTTGGATTTGCACTCTTTGGTAATGTTATTATTAATGAGTCTGTTGAGTCTCCAACTATAACATTGGATGCTGAAGCTATTGAGGATACTTCGGTGTTCCTTATTCAGATTGATAGCGAAGCATATAAGAAGCAACTTGCCCTACTTGGTACGGATGGGGTGGATGTTCCTAAGGATACCATGTTGGAAGGAGAAATAGGATACAAATCATCTTAAAACTTATCCTAAATAACTCAGAATAAAGCGAGGGAGACTCTTGGCTACTGTAATTCAAATTAGTGCGCTTGCTACTGCAACCCAGGTTGATAGTAATGATGCTATTGTAATTAACAAACTTAGCAATGATGGTTCTGATACCTGGACAACTAAGCAGGTTACTCTTTGGAACTGGGTTGACGAAACGGCGGCAATGACAAGATTGGGTGATTTGAAGAATGTCAATAGTGGAGTCAATGGGGCGTCTGAAGGTAATGTTTTACTTTTCAATGGAGTTGAGTGGGCAGCTGGCAATATACCTGGAACTGCTACTAAGGGTACAGTAACTCTTGTAGCACCAGGTGATGGCATAAAGACAGTTCCTGTTGCTGGAATTGATGAAATTGGTACCGTTTCTGTAGATGATACCGTTTTTAGAACTGTAGGCGTCCAGTCAATAACGGGAGATACTTCACTTTATGGTAATTTTGTTATTGATGGTAGTATCACTGCTAGCGGAACTTTAATCATTCCTATTATTAGTGGTGTTTCTAGTCTCAGTGTTGTTAACTTGGTTGTTAGTAATAGTATTTCAGTTAATAATATAGTTAATGTTGATACTTTAGATGTCCAGAATTTAGATGCAACAAACATTACAAATGTATCTACTTTCCAAACAGACGCAGTTGATTGCAACGGAACAATAACCGGAGTAACCATTGGTGAAGACGGTATTACCACTTTCTATGGTGATGGTTCTAACCTGACAGGAATCGATGCAGCAAAGCCACTTAGGTTTAGAAGTGATGTTGCCGTTGCGGTTTCTCAAGCGCCAGACTCAAGTTCAGTCCCACCTCTAGAGGGTGGTGACTTTTGTATTAACATCATTACTGGTGACGCAGGGTCATCCTGGGTTGGACTTCAAGGGCAAACTATTATTGCCAACCAGATGGTTTATTATAGCTCTACTTTGACAGCTTGGGTTGCTGGTGGCGTTCAAGATAATAGTCTTTACCTTCCTGTAACTGGGGGGACACTAACAGGTGCTCTTTATGCTCCTAATTTCGTTGGTAGTTTAGAAGGAACTGCAGATAATGCAACTAACGCTTTAGCGGCAGATATCGCAACAACTGCATCTCATTCTTCTACATCAACTACTGCAGCTAATGTTGAGGTAAATCCTGATACAACGATTGGTTCTTTATATCCTACATTTGTAGATAATGCTTCTTCAGATGCCATTAGGATTAACACCGACCTTTCTTATAATCCAGGAATTAGTGCATTATCTTTAACTGGTTCCATTACTGCTACAACTTTCCACGGGGATGGTTCTGCACTGACAGGTGTTGTTGCTACTACTGATTCCTGGAGCGGTGGTAATGTTTTTAATGATATCAGTGTTCGTCCTTCTGCAGATGTCCCCCCTCAGGTAGAAATTACAACAAGTGGCAATGTAGCTATAGGTGGTTACTTTACTACTGAGTCTAACACATTAGTTGCACCTATTGCTTCGAGTTCTGTTAAGTTCTCAAATAAGGTACTTAATAATATTACTGGTAATAGGGAAAATTCATATGTGTTAACCGGAGACGGCACTATTCGTATTGGTGGTAATATTGATACCGACACCCTCACCGGACAATTAACTACAATTGGAGCTGATGGGACGGCAAGTTTTGGTGGTGCCATTGCGGTAGGCGGTCAAGTTACCTCCTCTTCTCTCACTACCGGAACCAGTACCTTTACTGGGGCGATGGGAGGTGTTGGTGCAACCTTTAGTGGTGATGTAACAGCAAATAAGTTTACAGGGGAATTTGAAGGAGATGGCAGTCTAATAACTGATGTGCCAATGGTACCAGCTGGTAACGACACAGAGGTTCAGTTCAATAATAGTGGCGCAGTCGCTGGTAGTGGAAACTTAACTTATAATGGAGATAAGTTGAGTGCCAATGGTGTTGATGTTCCACAAGGACAACTTTATATCGACGGGACTGCTTATCTAGGCTCAGCAGCAATGCTGAACCAAATGAATGGTTCAGTTCAAGGAGAGGTTAAACCTTATAAGGTTGTTTCTGTAGATAGCGGCAGTAGCGTTTCTGGTTTCAATAATCTTGGATATAATACCCTTACCGGCGTCAACTACGCCGACGCAGCAGCTGCTGGAGCAGGGACCGCAGGACAGATTGCTGTAATTGGTGGAGCACTTTGCTTCCACGATGGGACCAGCTGGAAGACAGTCACCCTGGGCGCAGCACCCGCTTAATTAACTAGAAAGTACTAATGGCAACCGTAACTACCAACGACCTTAGGGTCATGAATGCAAAGAACTTTATTAGTTCTTTGAACACAGCAGATGGCGATGCACGATCTTATGTCTTTATCGGTAGACCCAATGAGTGGGAAAGAGGAGATACTCGTCCTCCTACTCCAGGCAATAACTGGAGGGAGTTTTATGAGACATATGATGAGATGCTGAGTCTTCAGCGTATTGGTACCACTGATGCATACCATATGCTTCGTAGGGACAGATGGACTTCTGGTGTTACCTTTGATATGTATAAAGCTGATTACTCAAAAAGAAATAAGTCCTACTCTGGTGCGTCAAACCTTTATGACTCCCGTTTCTATGTCATAAACAGCACTAATCAAGTTTATGTTTGTCTTAATAATAACAATAACCTTCCTTCGACTGTTGAACCAACAAATGAGACAAACAGTCCGTTTACTCTCGGGGATGGTTACCAATGGGTAAGACTCTTTAGGATTACTGACGGTGGAATGCAAGCATGGTCAACAGAGGATTATATTCCCATTGCTCCTGCGACGAAGACTGATTCTTCTGGATCTTTGGTTCCTGATATAGGTAATACTATTGATGGTTCTGTTTACACCGTTATCATTGATAGAGCTGGTGCGAACTATACTAATAATCCCCCAGGAGCAGTTAATGCTTTAGATAGTTATTATTGTCGTATCACTGGTGATGGTAGAAATGCCATTGCTAGGGTAAAGGTTTCTGGTGGAGAAGTTAGATCAATACAGGTTGTGGAACCAGGATTTGGTTATACAGAAGCAACTGTTAATTTCACTGCTGGGAACTGCTATGCGAGTAAGGCTGCTCTAGATAAGGATATGAACGCACTTAACCCATTGGGTGATGGTACATTCAAAAGTAGTGTTATTATTTCACCTCCAGGTGGTTGGGGAACTGACATTGCCAGAGAATTAGGTGGTACACGAGTTGGTGTGTTCTCTCTTATGGGAGATACTGGATTTGACTTTATTGAAGGTGTTAAGTTCAGACAGATCGGTATTATTCAAGATCCAGAACTACATCCGTCAACATTACCTAACGCTCAGACCCTTAGTGCATCCTATGCTATCCTTTATACTCCAATGAGTGGTGTTGTTAAGTTTAAGATTGGAGAAACTATTGAAGAGACTGTTATTGTTGATGGTGTAACGAAGACAGCAAGAGGAACCGTTGTTAATTGGGATGAAGCCAATGAAATTGTAAAGTATATTCAAGATCCTACTCTTCATGCAGACGCTGATGGAAATCTTTATAGATTTGGTGCTATCTCAGCAGAAACAGATAATCAAGTTTTGATATATGGGCTAGACTCTAATACTGTTATAACTCCACAGGACTCTACTGGTACAAAAGCAGATTTGACATTTGTTGATGGATTTGCTGCTCCTGAGATTATGCATTACACTGGTATGATGACATATCTTACCAATCAACCTCCAGTTTTGCGTGTTGGACAACAGTCCGAAAGAATTAGCTTGGTGATTGCCTACTAAATAACCCAAAAGGACTAGTTTAGGAAATGCCTTACCTGAATACCAATATTGACCCGTATCGTGACGACTATGATGCTCTGAACGATTATTATCAGGTTTTGTATCGACCTGGACGACCTGTCCAAGCAAGGGAACTTAATCAGCAGCAAAGTATGCTGCAGAATCAGATTGCAACCTTTGCTCAGAGGATTCTGAAGAACGGGGATAATGTCGTTCCTGGTGAGTATGGTATTCAGCGCCCAGCGCCCTATGTGCGCCTCGCTAGCATAACCAATGGTGCTCTTGCTGAGGACTTTAGGGGCTCGACTGTTACGGGCGTTACAAGCGGTGTTATCGCCAAGGTTAATTATACTACTGAGAAGGAGGAAGGGAAGAAAGGCAACGATATTACATTCTATATCACCTATGAAAGTTCTGGAGATACCTCAGAGTATAAGTCATTCCTTCCAGGTGAGACACTCCTTTCTGATACAGATAACCTTTATACTGCAGAAGTACAAGAGAAGAAAGCAGGATTTCCTAAGAAGAAACCAGTTGTTGGAGCGGGCTGCCTATTTACTGTAGAAGAAGGTTGGTTCTACATTGGTAGTTACATGCTTCGTAACGCGAAGCAAACTGTCGTAGTTGACCCATATGGTACTAACCCAACCGCTAGGGTTGGCTTCTTAGTTACTGAAACCTTTGTTAATGCTTCAGAGGATACACAACTTTTAGATAATTCCACTGGTTCATCTAACTTCAACGCTCCTGGTGCTGACAGACTGAAGATTACACTTAACCTTGTGTCTCAGGATCTGAATGCAACTGATCCTAACTTTATCAGTCTTGCTACTATCATCCAAGGTAATATTCAAGGGATGCCTGGTGAGACTATTAAGTGGCAGTGGTTATACGACCTTCTCGCAAAGAGAACCTATGATGAGTCAGGTGATTACATTGTCACTGACTTTGCCATTAAGCAGTTGGAGTATCCCAATACGGAGACACAAACCAAAGGTCTTTTTGATGCTAACAATAAAGGAACCTATCCACCCGTTCCCCTGAGTGGTTCAACGGACAGACTAACCTTTGAAGAAGCAGACGCAAATTATGTGTTGGAGATTTCTCCTGGTACTGCTTATGTTCAAGGTTATCAGGTAGAGTATAAGACTCCAGTTTATAAGTTTGGAACAAAGGCAAGAACGCAGTTATTCAGAAAGAATAGCAGAACTGGCATTACTCCTGGTTATAACTTGGATGTAACTAACGCTTATAGTACTCCTAACTTTGAAAACGATGATGAGGCGATTGCGTTTAGTCAGATTACTTGCTATAGAAACTTTGGTGATGGTTATGTTGGTGAAGCAACAAAGACAGAACCAACTGCAGAGAACCCATTTCCAGAACCTTATAACTACGGCAATCCACCACCTACTACCTATCACATCACATTATCTACGAATATTGGTGAGACTGTAGATAATAATTATAAAATTATTTGGAAAAACGATAGAAGTGCTGTCGTCACTAAGAAATCAGGCGGTGCACCGTATCCGGTAAGGGGACAGGCATTTGGTGGTATTCCTATCATTGATTCGATTAAGGTTAATCCTATACCTACAGGTGTTGTTAGTCCTCGCTACTTCATGCCCACTAGAGAGATAGTAGAAGATGAGAGTGGAGTTAATGGATTTGATTCTATTCAGAATTTGGGTATTATTACATCCAATTTCTTTACTGAGTTGGCGGTTGTTTCTGAACAAGGCACTGAACTTGAATGGGAAGTGGGATATGAGGTAAAGGGAATTAAGAGCAGAGCAGTAGGTACTGTTGAGCAGGGCACCGATGGTAATTCCTTGATTCTTTCTAATATTAGTGGAGAGTTTAGATACAACGAGACAATATCACAGACTAAGTCTAACGGAGACGAAGTACTCGGTAGACTGCTAAGACCAGGTGATGTTTATGGTTTCTACTGGACAACTGGCGATGGTGGTACAAATACCAATAGTACAAGTGACTATGATTTGGGTTCGGTTAATTCTATTGTCGTAACCTCGTTGGAAGCAAAGAAAACATTAACTAAAGGTGCAGATAAAGACTTCATTATTGGTGTTGGTGTAGGAAATCAAGTAGATGGTTCTCAGATCATTCTTACTAAGAAAGGAAGAGAACGACTTTATAACTTCCCATTCCCTGCCGGCAGCCCAGATGCTTCCATTAGGATTAACTATAAGGCAGAGACGGATACTGGTGTTAAAGGATTTGCTGTTCTCCTGCCTAGCAAGATTACTAATTCACTTTCCAAGACAAAGTCTTTCTTCGGGAACCAGACAGGGAAAGATCAGTTCTCTGCTGACATTGCCACACAGAGTAGCAGAAATGCTGATGTCTTAAATGTAGCACAGGGATCTACCTTCAATGGCAAAAAGAATAACACATTTATTATTTGTGAAGACTTTACCGGAGACCCCTCTAACGAATTGCTGTTTGGTGATGTTGTTACATTCACAGTAACAAACGCCAGTGGTGACGATTACGAAGTCTCCAAGATGGTATACTTTGCTACTGCTCCTATTGGTAGAGGTACCGGACAGAGAGCAAGGGCAAAGGTTTACTTTACTACTGCTTTAGAAGATTCGGTACAGGGTAAGGTTGTTGCTAGAATCAGAGCGAAGAGTAAGGGAGAGGCATCACAGAATCTTATCTTCCAGCTTCCACAAGCAGTGTGCTCAACACTAGAAACTAATGCAAGGGCAACCAAGATTGAATATGAGATTTATCGTGAGTATATCATTGACATAGATCAAAACAGTAATTCTTTCAGCATCCAAACGGCGGGCACTACTGCAGGCGGTGGTAGATCAAAGGAAGAGTTCTTAGATGATCCAAATGAGATTAGTATTGCTGTTATTAAGAACATTGGTGATAAGAGCGATGCAGATAATCTAAGAGGTAGGACTATTTCTATCGATCAAGATTATAATGATGGTGGTTATATTAGAGGTATTCTTTTAGAAGAAAACAACACTAAAGCAACCTATAGACTTGCGTTTACGAATGGAGCACCGAAGCAACTTAAACTTAAAGTTCTTGTTCCCGTCCAAGTTAGAAATGCTTCGGCACGACTGAAGGTTCTTCGTAAGAGTGCGGACAGATCAAGAAAAGATAATAAGATTAGTGCAGCTAATGCATATGCTAAAATCATTTCCTTGGGCAAAGCAGATGGGTTTAGGCTGAATAAGGTGGAGACAGCTAGTGGGATGGACATCACTAAACGTTATAACTTTGATAACGGACAGAGAGATAATGTCTACCACATTGCTCGATTGGAATTAAAGAAAGGCAAAGCAAAACCAAAGGAAGCACTTTATGTTGACTTTGAGTGGTTTGAGCATTCTGGTGATGGAGACTTCTTTAGCGTTGACTCTTATACCCATGATGATGGTATTAGTTACTCTGCTATTCCTGTCTACAACCCAATTGCTGGAATTGTTAGTCAGTCTTTTGGATCACCAAATGTATTCATGCAGTTGAGAGATTGTGTAGACTTCCGTCCAGTTGTTAATACACAAGATGAAGCAGGTAAGAGTGGCATTGCACCAACACCTTCTGTTATCTCAGCAATTACTGATAATTATTGTTGTCAGGGTGGTACACTGGATGGTACAACCTTTACCCAAAGCGATATAAACTTTAAGGACCCAGAAAGAGGCGGTAACGCATTCTCACCAAGGATGCCAGTTTCTAGAACAAGGTTCCAAGCTAATATTGCTTATTATGCAGCTCGTTATGATAGTTTGTTCTTAGAGAAGAACGGGCAACTGACTATTATCCAAGGTGAACCCGGTAACCAACCAGAACCCGCCCCGGATCTCCAGACTGGTATCAGGTTGTATGACTTGTTCCTGCCTGCTTATACATTCACAGCTGATGACATCAATGTCAAGAAGTTTAACTATAAGCGCTTCAGGATGAAGGACTTGGCAGAGATGGAAAGGCGTGTTGATAGAGTTGAAGAACTCATCACCCTCTCTATCCTTGAGCAAAGCACCCTGAACATGTCAGTTAGGGATGCTGCCACTGGTATGGACCGCTTTAAGAACGGCATCGTGGTAGATAACTTTAGAGGGCATGGCAATGGAGCTGTTGGAAACCAGCAGTATAGAAATAGTATCGATCCCAAACAAACCCACCTGCGGGCGCCGTTGTTCCAGGATCAAGTAGAGTTTGAAGAGTTATGGCAGTCTAATGAAGAGAAAGAAGCAGCAGGTTATGTAGTAAACAATGGTATTGCTACTTTACCTTTCGTGTCAGGCGCCTTTATCAACCAACCAAGTGCTACGAGGACGATTAACCTCCAGCCCTATTCCGTATTCACTTGGGAAGGCAATATGGAATTGGATCCTCCCCTTGACACTTGGCAAGATATTAATGAGCAACCAGATTTAGTTGTTGCTGATAACGATCTTTATGATGCCATGGTGAACCTTACAGGTAGTCTGAAGCAGTCCGGCATTGGAACCGTATGGGGTGACTGGGAAACCAAAGGTTCACCTCAGACTTCAGTTAGTACTAAGGTGGATAGAACTCCTTCTACTAGTACAAGTCTTGACAGAAGAGATAGTTCTTGGGGAGTTGATTCAAGAATTACAGGAAGGTTAGTGACAGGTGGTACAACCACAAAGGTTGAAACTACCACCACTACCACAAAGATGGCAAGGCAGCAGACTAAGACATTCTTGAAGGTTGATAGTGGTGCCACGCAAGAAACTTCTTATGGTGAGAGGGTTACTAATGTGGCTCTTGCTCAAACAATGAGGACTATTCCTGTTAGGTTTAGAGCAACTAGACTGAAACCCAATACTAGGTATTATGCATTCTTTGATGGGGTACAAGTTAATGGATGGATTGACCCAGATGAATTGGAAAAGAGTGAAGATTTTGGTGATAATGTTCTTCGCTATCCAGAAGAGGGTGATTATGGTGCCGGAGGAAAGTCAGGTTTAGTTCTTGATCCGTCAGGTAAAGGATTCGGAGCGAATCTAATGAGTGATGGATTTGGAACTGTACAGGGCACCTTCCTTATCCCCAATGGTAGAAAGCCAGAGCAAGGCACCCAGTTTAGGAGATTGAATAAGGTTAAGTATCAGAAAACTGGTATAACCAGGTCCTTCACAACGGGCACTAAAATCTTCAGACTTACTAGTAATAAAGATAACCCTGAGGATATGTCACTGGTAGAGGGCATTGCCGAAGAGGCGTTTACCGCTTCTGGTATTATGTTGGATAAGCAGGAAACTGTTGTATCTACTAGGGTTCCTAGTTTCAAGGTTAAGACTAAGAAGGGTAAGAAAGAGACTAGAACAGAGGTTGAAGAGGAAGTAACAGATATCGAAGTCGATCAGGGAACGACTACTCTTTCGGGATTTGATATTGAAGTAGATCTGGACTTTGATGAGATTGAACGGGAACTGAACCAACCAAACCGCGATGACCCTGTTGCACAGACATTCAGGATTAATGCACAGAATGCCGAGGGTGTGTTTGTTACAGAACTGCAAGTCTACTTTAAGACTAAAGATAAGACACAACCAGTTCTTGCATATCTTACCACTACAGATGGTGAGGTTCCAACAAATACTATCATTCCGCACTCCAAAACCACATTGCAGTCTGATAGTATCTTACGGACAGAGGTTACTCTTCCCAATAATGTTGATTCTGTTACCCTTAATAAAGGTGACGAGATTGAGGGACTTACTTCTGGGGCAACAGGTGTTATTGCTGCAGCAGAAACATTCGAGTCTGCTACGGCAAATGAAACAAGGAATGTAGATGATAACACATATAACATTATCTTGAAGAACTATCTGAATGAGTTTGTACCTGGTGAGCAGTTTAAAGTAACATCGGCTGCTAAAGGCGATATTACTAGGACTAAGTTCTACATCGTAGATGACGAGATAAAGTTAACCAGATTGGACATGACTAACTTTGGTACTGGGTATTCACAAGATACAACAACAGTTACCATTTCTGCTCCCGATTTGAAGAGTGGTAGAACAGCGAAGGCAGAAGCTTTAGTATCTTCTACCGGAGAGGTTTATGCTCTTGAATTTACTAGAACTGGTAAGGGATACACGAAACCACCTACAGTGAGCATTGACGGTGCTGGATCGAATGCGAAGGCTGCGTTTAGATATGTTAACAGCAAACCTGCTATTAAGATGGGCGTTGCAACTTCTAAGGACGCCACAGCACCTACTACGTTTAAGTTCAAGGCACCTATTTACCTTCTAGCAGATACTTTCTACTCATTCGTTGTTAAGGCACCAACTTCATTGGATTATCTAATGTATTGTGCCAAGATGGGTGAGAATAAGATTGGCACTAATGTTAGGGTGGTAAATCAACCCAACTTGGGCGCTCTGTTTATGTCACAGAGTGGTGGTTTGTGGACAGAAGACCAGACAATGGATGTTATGTTCAAACTGAGAAGGGCTAGGTTCCAAAATAATACCATTGGTACCATTACCCTTCAGAACGCACCAGTTGATCAGAAGGCTCTGCTAGACGATCCAATTGAAACCAATTCTAATGGTGGTGTCGATGCTATTACAGATGGTAACACCGTATTTGGTTCTAATCCTTGTGTGGTTAGAGTAACGAGTTATCATCATGGTTTAGAACCAGGTGACTTTGCTCTTATCAGTGGGGTTAGTGGTTCTGGTTCACCTTCTAATATTGGTGGTATACCAATTGATGCCCTCAACGGACTTCAAGAAGTTGTTGATGTTAACATTGACGAGTTTACCTTTAAGGTTCCGGCAACGATTGAGATTGGTGGTGAAGACGTCGCGTCATTCGCTACTTCCGATACTAACGGCGGCGGAAACGAAGTTCAGTGCTCCTATAACCTCCCCTACGAGGTTATAAACTGCACAACGGGTGCACAACTCTTTGGTAGCAGTAGTTTGCTCACACAGGTGCGTGCAACGCA